GTCGTCATCATCTTTATTTGCAAGGGTTTTTACAATATTTTGATATTGCCAAACGCTAATGTTATTCCATTTCATACGCCGAAGTTACTAAAAGTTCCTGAATATCGTCGTCTGATTCTAAGATTTCGTCAATCTTATTTAATACGTCTGCGCAAGTAAAGGGCTGCCCTGTCTTGCATTGCTGATCCACCCAATCCCGAAGGTCAATTAATTGTTTCATATTGTTTTAGTTTAATCAATCCATTTGCCGTGCTTTCTTAGATGCCAGAATCTATGCTTTAATACTTCAATAACTAAAGCAAAAAATGTGTCGGCTTCATACATTCCTGCATTGCAGATTAGTTTAAATTTTGGTTTCATAGTATAAATTTTTTTAGTCCGTTTGCGCTTGTCATTATTGCTTCCGCCCTTTGTGTAAGGCTTTCAATCTGGCTTTGTAATTCCGCCCGATCCTTTGTGCAATAGTACCCGTTTGAGGTACCCATAACAGGCAGGATGCCTTCGGATCTTATAAAGTTAATTATCTTCCTAAGTCTTGGTTCGCTGAATAACTTGACCCCTAACTTATCCCTTTGGCTATTGATTGCGCTAACAATATCCGCGCCTTTTATAGGATTATCTTTGGTCTTGGTGCTTAGCCCCTTGATAATTACAGGGACAAGTTTTTTTTCGTCCTCTGTTAATTCCTTTGTAATTTCCTCAAAGTTGGTTATCATAGTATAGATTTTACGATACGTCCGCCATTGCTAAATTAATCATTTTTAATTGAATCCTTAAATCTTTATTTTCCTTTTCTTTTAATCCTAATTCCTTTTCAATCTTTGCAATCCTTTCTATAAGTAACTCATTTTCAAGGCGTATCATATATTCTTGCCCCATTAAATAATTGTTCTTTGTCATAAAATAGATTTTAAAAAGCCGCCCAAAGTTACCCGTAATTACTATTTGTTATTAAATATTTAATTGCTTCAGGCGGCGTGCGTTTATAATTTGTTTAGTTTCTCTTGTTCCATTAAAGAATCGGTTTCCCTATCTTGTTCTAATTCCTCTTGAGGTGTTTCCTCCTCCTCGTCCTCATCTTCCCAATCGCAATGCTCTAAGCAATCAGGACAAATGTCGATTTCCTCAAAGTTGGTATGTGCGCCGCAGCAAGTTGAATATGGCATAGTTATAAATTTTCAATTAAAGCCGTGAATAATAAAGCGCCGCCCATTATATACCAGAACCATTTTCCAGATAGGCTTTCCGCTTTGTATTGCTCGTTTCTTTTTTCCTGTAAGGTTTTTAATCTGTTCATATTGGTTTGTTTTTGGTTTTATAAATTAGTCCATTGAGTAGCCATTGCTTCGGCTATCCCTTTAAATGTTTTACTTCTTAATGTTCTGCGTTCATCAGCGGTCTTTGCTTGTTGCAAAGCCTCATAATACCATAATGCTTGTCTTTTAACTTTCCCCGATTTCTTATCAATCCAATCTTTAAATTCCCCTTTATCTACCATATTTGTAGGAATCAATTTAGGAAGGTTTTTAAGCCATAAGCAAGTTGATTTACTTGCAGAATCCCCAAACCAATAAGGTTGTATTATTTGATCGGGCTTTCTTATATGGCTGCTTATAACGCTTATCGGGTTTTCTATTGCAATTCTTGGAATATCAAGATCCATTAATCTTTGTACAAAATTTAAAGCCTCTGCCTGGTTTTTGTACCTTTCAATATTTGGCGTTTTGTCTTTGTTATATAAATGCCTTGCCCCGCTTACTGAAAGATAAGTACAAGGTGGGTGCGCTATCATCAAATCCCAATCTTGATTTGTATAATTAAATACATCCCCTTGTAAATGCCATTCTTTATGACCGCCACTACAAGGCAGTATGTCGCACGAATAAGCCTCGTGTCCTAAAGCCCTAAATGCTTTTGTTACTGCTTGCGATTCCTCACACGCTATTAATACTTTCATTATATCATTTCAATTTGATAACCTAAAGATATATACTTGTCAATTTTAAATTGCAATAATTCTTTAGTAAATACTTCATTTGGGATTAAGATTGTAACCCAATTGTCAGTAGTTCCTTGCTTGTAAATTTTAAATGCTTTTTTCATAGTTTTTGGTTTTGTTATACAAATATACACTTTTTATACATATTATATACATAAAGGGTACTTTTTTTCTTAAAATTATGTTAAAATGTATATTGTATTGAAAATCAAAGAGTTATGATTTTATCAATCACAAACAAGCCTTTTATCAATCAATAAAGATCTAAGCAAAGGCGTAGCGCCCTGATCCCCTTTTATAGTTAAAGTTCTGCCAAGCCAATGCCAATGCTACAACGCAGTCATCGTGGAACCCTGAAGGTGCAGAATACCTTACGCCATTAGCCGTAAATTGATATTCAAATATATCCAACTCGTCCACGATCACGCCCTCTGGATAGCTTATCTTGCCCTGTTGTATCGCCTGCGCTAAGCCCTCCATTAATTGTTGCTTAGATTGACTTGTAAACTTTAAGCCCTCTATGTTTATGCCTTCCCTTTTTAAATCCTCAAGGATAGGATCGCCAACGCCCGTGCTATCCGCTAATATAGGCGCAACAGGGAGCCTTCTTATTGTTTCCTTAGTATTATGCCAATCCATTTGAAAGCGGTCAAAATAAGCCACGTTGCCTCCATTATCAAGCCCTATGATAACAGTGAAGTCAACTGACTTAGCAAGGTCAATCCCATAAGCTACGATTTGCTGACTTGATACAGGACGGATGCAGTTTTTAATATATGCGTTCCCGAATGGGTTTGCGCTATTCTCCGAAGGGTTTGCTAAATACTCTTGTTCAAATACAACCTCCGGCAGTTGCAATTTAGCATCCTCTATTTCCCTTGTATTAATATATGGGTTATCGTAGGTACTGAATTTAAAACTCTGCCAATCATTTTCGCCCTGTTTCATAAACATTGAGTAAAAGAAATTCTTGCCTCTTGGCGTAGATAGGAATACCGCCTTGCCTTCATAATCGGTTAAGGTTGGGCGAATACTATTCTGCCATCCTGATTCTAAGTCAGGGATGAATGCCGCCTCATCTATAATAACTAAATGAAACTTGCGCCCTCTTAAATTATCTAATCGTTCCCCCGTGTAAAATTCAATCGATCCATTGTTAGGGCAATATATCTTTAAGTTAGATATGTTATTCTTAAATGGTAGTGCAGCCGTTAGCCTTTCAAAAAATGCCTTTGCCAATTTATATGTTGGCGTAATGTATGCAACTTGACCGCCCTTGATCGCTTCGCTGATTGATAGTATTTGGGATAGTTCTGATTTACCGAAACGCCTTCCACACATTACCACAATAAAACGCTTATCGCATTCTAATATCTTCTTTTGGTTTATATGCGGATTTGGTAATTCTATGCGCACTATAAAATAGTTTTACCTTCAACGAATACAACCTCAATTCTTGTATCTTGCTGAATATCCATTTGTTCCTTTGGCTTGCCATATACTCGGGTTAACAAAGTATCTAAAGAATATAGGCTGCCCTTTTCTAAAGACTTACGCATAGCTGCGGCAATAGTCTTTTCTAATATTGTAGCCTTTGGGTTATCCCAAACCTTTTTAAGCTCGTCCATATCCATTGACATCATTACCTGGATCGTGTCGTTTATTTCGCTTAGCTTATAACCCTGCTCTTTAAGTAGGCTGACGTACTTACGCGGGCGTCCGTTTGGATTACCTGATTCGCCTGGCTTAAATGGTATTAAATGTTCTTTGCTCATTCTGTTATTGTTCTGTTTTTATATACGCTTGTCCGTTTTTCTTTATTTCTAAAGTCGGATCAAGTTTTTGCATTCTATCTACAATTACTTGGCAATATTTAGGATCAAGTTCCATACCATAGCATTTACGTTTAAGTTGATGGGAAGCTACCATTGTTGAACCAGAACCTAAAAATACATCTAAAATTACATCGCCTTGCTTTGATGAATTTTCTAATGGTTTAGAACATAATGGTATTGGTTTCATAGTAGGATGTTCCTCAGAACGAGATGGTCTATCTATGTCCCATACTGTTGTCTGTTTTCTATCTCCGTGCCAACTATGGGATGCACCATCTAACCAACCATAAATACAAGGTTCGTGCTTCCAATGATAATCAGACCTGCCAAATGTTGAATTATTTTTATTCCATACTATATATGATTTAAATAAAAACCCTGCATTTAAAAATTGTTGAATAAAGTTATGTGTTTCAGTAGATGCGTGCCATACATAAATTGCACCTCCCTTTTTTAATGCAGTTGATATTGTTGTATAAACATCATAAAGAAATTGTGGAAAATCATCTAATTTATCATTAGCTATTTTTTCTCTTTTTTTACTTCCACCTTCATAGTTTATATTGTATGGAGGGTCTGTATGACACATATCTGCTAAATTTCCATTCATCAATACAGCTATTGAATCCGAATCTGTACTATCCCCACAAAGTAATCTGTGTTCGCCTATCTCAAATAAATCCCCTAAAACAATATTAGTTTCTATTCCACCATCAGGAACTGCAAAGTCATCTTCCTCTGCCTCTAATACAGTTGCATCAAAGTTTGGTATATCTAAACCCCAATCTGTTAATTCTTGTGCATCCCAATTATTAGCAAGGTCATCCCAATCCCATTCTCCATATCCTACGTTATCCTTTACAATAAATTCTTTTTGCTGCTGCTCATTCCAATCAACTATATCAACATTGATTTCTTTTAACCCTGCTTCCTTAATTGCCTTTAAGCGCATATTTCCGCCAAGTACAACCATATCTTTGTTAACTACAATAGGTCTTACGTTTAACATATCAGGAAAGTCTTGTATTGACTTTACTAATTTTTTAAACTTATCATCCTTTATTAATCTTGGGTTGTTAGGGTTAGCAATTACTTCCGTAATCTTGACTTTTTTTATCATAGGTTTTTTATTTACCTGCCCTGACCTCTATATGCTTTAGGTCTTTGGCTATGTTTGTTATAGGATTTCTTAGCGTGTCCGCGTTTCCTTTTACCAAAATTAACCTTTTTTGAATCACTTTTAACCTTTGCCATCTATTTTTTTATTGTGTATGTCTTTTAAATAATCATAGTGCGTCTTTGTATCCCCCATTACAACGTGGCATTGTCTACATAATGCCTGTAAATTTTCAATCGTATCTGCCTTGTTTGATCCGCCCATTCCCCTTGCGTCTATGTGATGAATATCTACTGCCTTTGAACCGCAAGCCTCACAGGGTATAAAGTCCTCTATTCCGTAACCGAAATAATCAAGGTATATTTTAACGTGCTTTTTCATTATCAATTTGTTCAAGTTTCTTTTGCGCCCAAGCAACGCCTTCGTCGCCGCCCCAAGCTAACCACATAAGCGCACCGCAATCGTTCTTAGGATCGCCTTTGCTATTCTCTCTGTGCCTTTCAAAACTTGCCATTCTTGCTATTGTATCCCTTGTAATATTTTCGCCTTTAGCTAATTGATTAGCACGCGCCCAACCAACAGGCGTTCCACATTTACGATCGTATTGATCCCTTATATTTATTGCTCTTTGCGCGTTTACTCTTGCGGCTTGTGGATAATCTTTGTAACTATCAACCATTGATACACGAATTGCAGCCCATACGCTTTGCGCCTTTTCCTCTGTATCGTATATGCAAGCACCTGATCCAATTCTATATTTTCCGTTTGATGAACATTTATATACCGGCATTTCTTAAATTTTTATATATTTTAACAATATGATTTATAAAATCATAATAATTCATATCCATTTTAGCAACATTACAAGTTTTGCAACAAGCAACTACATTGCCCTCAATATATCCAAGCGAACTATCAATTCTATCTATTCCATTGTAATAAAAATCATATTCAAAATTTGGTTGTCTATATTTATAGTGATTTGAATTTTTATCGCCGCAATAATGACATTTAGATTTAACTAAATTTAATATTTCTAATCCTGATAATGTGCATTTTAAACCCCTTTTTTCATATCTTTTATTTAGTTTTGACTTTAATATTCTCGCACAAATAATTTCAAGATCCTTCTCTTCAAATTCTTTTATACTATTTTGCAACAATTTACAATTCTTACAATACTGTCCTCTTCTTTTTACTTCATCTAATCTTTGAATAGTAATACATTGACAATCAATACATTCAAATTCAGCAAATGATCTTAGTATCCCATTTTTATCTAATTGTGTATAACTAAGCATTTCCTATCAATTTACTATAAATAGCAAACCTTTGCTTATTTACTTCGTGCAAGTTGAAGTTCTTATTGCAATACTCGTATAGATCATTTCCATATTGCTTCCGGGCCGCTTGATCGTGGGTTAATAGCTTAATCCAATAATACCAATCCTTTTGGCTATTGACGTGGCAGGCGGGATAAAATCCCTTATAAGGATGCACATTGCTGACAATAGCGGGGTTTTTCTTTGATGCCGTTTCTAATACCTTTAAATTGGATTTCATTGAATTAAACTTAGAATCCACCAAAGGGATAAGGCTAATATCTGAATCACAATAAGCCGCCATATATTCCGTAACAGGATTATAGTTATAGATTGTAGGCTTTAGCTTTAATCCATTTGTAAACGCGCAAATCATATTATCCCAAATATGTTTTTCCCCCTCATTGTACCCCGCTATGATTGTCCTTACAGGAAAGTTTATACGCTTCATTGGATTGCGTAGTATTTCCAAATCCTTTCCGTGCGTTCCTGATCCTGACCAAAACAACCTGATAAGATCCGAAGGTTTTTTATCTA